ATTCCGCATAAGTAAAAATGATAATCTTGGCACCGCAGGTGTAAGTCTACGTGTCATGGAATATAAAGAGTATGTAGATAAGTACATTGACCAAGAAAGCACATCTGATGTGGGAGGTGTGCCTATCTACATATTCAGAACACCAGATAATAATTATGGATTATTTCCGTATCCTGACAAAGCATACGAATTAAAGTATGACGCATATATAAAGCCAACTGCTTTGTCTGCTGTTACAGATGTTCCCACAATTCCTGAACAATTTCGTCAGGTGATTGTAGATGGGGCTACTGCCTATGGCTATCAGTATCGTGGTGAGGCACAACAATACGGTATTAACTTTGCCAGATTTGAAGATGGCATTAAGCATATGCAAAGCCTGTTTATCAATAGAGATTTTAGCTACGTGCGGTCAACATACTTACCGCACTCACAAAGGTACGGCGTATCCATTTTCCCATCAGGAGCATAACACATGGCTGATGAATCACAACTTAGCCCTTATGTGTTTGCGTGTGAAGGTGGCCTTGTTCTTGACCAGCCTACGTTTAAAATGCAACCGGGCATGGCTCTTGAACTAGAAAACTTTGAGCCTGATGTTCGGGGTGGCTACAGAAGAATTAACGGTCACATTAAATGGAACAGCAATATTGTTCCGCAGACATCTGCTTCTACTGAAAAAGTATTGATGTCGGCATTCTTTGACGGTAACAATAAAGTTATTGCTGCTCGTGGCGAAAAAGTATTTGAAGCAGGTACAACAGGTAGTTGGACACAGATTGATACGGGCCGTACAAGTGCTGGCAAGTATACACATCATCGTTACAACTTAGGTGGCACAGAGTTTATCGTATGGGCAGATGGTGCTAATCACGCTACCAAGTATGATGGCACTACAGTAACAGACCTTAATGCTACAGGCGCACCAGCTAATCCAAAGTTTGTGACCGGCTTTAAGGATGCACTGTTTTTTGCGGGGCATAGTGCAAATCCAGAAGAGATTATCTTTACAGCACCGTTTACTGACGACGATTTTAGCACAGCCAATGGCGCAGGTAGTCTTCGTATTGATAGTCAAGTAACGGCACTGTTTCCGTTTCGTAACGAACTGATTATCTTTGGCGAAGAACGTATCTATAGGCTGACAGGAAACACAATTGCAGATTTCGTACTTCAACCAATTACAAGAGACATTGGGTGCCTCAATGGCTTCACTGTCCAAGAACTTGCCGGAGATATCATATTCTTGGGCAGAGACGGCCTTCGCACCGTTGCTGGTACTGAAAGAATTAACGATGTTGAACTGGGAACTATATCAGGCAATGTCAAAGAATTGTTTGATGATACTGACGTAGATGAATTTGAAAGCACAGTTATACCGGGCAAAACACAGTATCGTTTATTTAAGTCTGTAGCAGGTTCTGTTGAAAGTACAATTACAGGTGTAATTGCAGTTCGTAAACAACAAGGCTTTGAGTTTTCTACACTTAAAGGTGTTAAACCTTCTTCGACTGACTCGTTTACTGCACAAGGTGAAACATTCGTACTGCACGGTGGCTATGACGGATATGTATACAGGCAAGAGTCTGGTAATACATTTGATGGCACAAATATTATAGGACGCTATCGTTCACCTGACATGACAATGGGCGATGCTGGTATACGTAAGAACTTCCAGCGTGTAATCATTAACTACTCACCTACGGGTGCTATTAATTCTGATTTGTTTTTGCGGTATGACTATGAGTCACCCGCTGCTGCAAGACCCGCTGCTTATCCATTTGACAGTTCTTTGGTAGTGGCACTATATGGTTCAGCCATATACGGTACATCTACGTACGGTGGTCAATCAAACCCATTAGTAAGACAACCGGTAGAGGGAAGTGGCTTTGCTGTAGCCATGCGAGTGGTAGATAATGCAACATCAGCCCCGTACACACTTAAAGGTTTTCAGTTAGAATTTGATGCAGGAGCAAGACGCTAATGGCAGGTTATACTAGACAATCCTCGTACACAGACGGCGACGTTATTAATGCTGCCGATAGCAACAATGAATTTGACCAAGTTCTTGCTGCTTTCAATAATAGCAGCGGCCACAAACACGACGGAACAGCATCAGAAGGTCCGGTCATTGGGCTGATTGGTGACCCTGGCGTTACCACACCGATTAACAAAGTTGTAGTCGATGATACTAACAATCGGGTTGGCGTTTTCGTAGATGTATCTGGTAGCACAACTGAGCAGGTGCGTTTTCAAGATGGTGTAATTGTACCTGTAACAAACAATGACATTGACTTGGGTACAAGTAGCCTTGAGTTCAAAGACCTGTACATTGATGGCACTGCACATGTAGATGCTATCAATTACAATGGCACAGCAATCACATCTACTGCTGCTGAATTGAACATCATGGATGGTAATACATCTGCATCTGGCACGACTGTGGTAGATGCTGACCGTGTTGTATTCAACGATGACGGAACGATGAAGCAGGTGGCGGTCACAGACTTAGCTGCCTATTTTGATGACGAAATTACGGCAATGCCTAATCTCGTTACCACTGCTGCCACTACTGTAGGCGCACTAAACTCTGGCTCTATTACATCTGGCTTTGGCACTATTGACACAGGTTCATCAACCATTACAACCACTGGTCTTATTACCGGTGGCTCTCTTGATATTGACGATGTCGTAATTAATGGGTCAACGATTGGTCACACAGACGACACAGACCTGATTACTGTCGCTAATGGTATTGCCACAATAGCTGGCGAAGTCTCAATGACAACGCTGGATATTGGTGGTACAAACGTAACCGCCACTGCAGCAGAACTTAATCTCATGGATGGTGGCACGTCTGCTGGCACTACAGCAGTCGCTGGTGGTGATGGTCTTGTGACCAACGATGCTGGTACAATGCGCCAGACCACAGTAGATACTTTTGATACGTATCTTGCTGCTACAACTAAAACTCTTACAAATAAAACAATTGATGCAGACAACAACACGGTATCTAACCTTGAGGTAGACAACCTGAAGTCTGGTGTGCTTGACACCGACCTGTCAAGTGTGGCTGGCACAGACACTACACTGGCATCTGCCAAAGCTATTAAGACATATGTGGATGCACAGCTTACTGCATCTGACCTTGACTTCCAAGGAGACAGTGGTGGCGCACTAAGCATTGACCTTGACAGTGAAACGCTTGACATTGCTGGTGGTACTGGCATTGATACTTCTGGTTCCGGTAACACACTGACTGTTGCGATTGACAGCACGGTAGCTACACTTAGTGGCACACAGACGCTGACTAACAAAAGTATCGACGCTACTCAGCTTACTGGCACGGTAGCCAACGCACGTCTTGACGCAGAACTGCAAGCACTTGCTGGTCTAACCTCTGCAGCAGATAAGGGTATCCAGTTTACTGGTTCTGGTACTGCAGCCACATATGACCTGACTGCTGCCGGTAAAGCACTGCTTGACGATGCTGATGCAAGCGCACAGCGTACAACTATGGGAGTAGCCATTGGCTCTGATGTACAGGCTTACGACGCAGGTCTCGCTTCTATTGCTGGCCTCACTACCGCAGCGAATAAAGTTATTTATACTACAGGTAGCGATACGTACGCAGTCACGGACTTTACGGCATTTGGTCGGAGTCTGGTTGATGACGCTGATGCTGCAGCGGGACGTACCACACTTGGACTTGGCACGGCAGCTACACAGACGGTAGGCACAAGTGCCAACAATGTTGTACAGCTTGACGGCTCTGCACGGCTTCCTGCTGTAGATGGCTCACAGCTTACGAATATCAACTTTACAGAGCAAGACCCATCGGCACTAGCATTTGCTATTGCACTTGGTTAAAAAACACTTGACAAGTGTTTAAGAGTATGGTATAATTATACACATAATTGGAGTAAGAAATGGCAAATGCTTTTTTGTGTGAGACGGACACGGCTGTTGGCACTGGTGCCGCAACCATTTACACCTGTCCTTCCTCTACCGAAACCACCATCATCGGTCTGTCTGTTGCGAATATCGTAACC